ACGTCCCATTGTTTTCTCCTTTGACGTTCTAGGTCATACGCGGTGGGTACCGCATAAATCCGGATTATCCGGCAGATATCTATGACATAAGTATTTATGCTTTTTACAAAAATGGTTACTTACCTAAGTAACGTAGATTGTTGTATTTTTTACTTTCAAAATACAACAATCTTTGTAATGTGTTATAATTGTATTCTATTTTTGGTTTTAATTCTTTGTATTTTTTTTGAAAATATGTAGTAGGCTGATTACACAATGTCTGTAAAAATTCCGGAATATTAAAATGCATTGACAAATCTAAGTCACTGATATCGTTAAAATCAGTTACATATGGCAATATACCTATATTTTTTAGACTTTTTAATCCGCCGTTGACAGCATATAATAAAAAAGGACGTTTTGCCAGTACAGGTTTAAAAGTTTTTTCAGTTAAGAAATAACTGCGTTCGTCCGGACTAAACAAAGTCTCAGTTACAACATTTAAAAAGTGTTTCTCCCAATATGTTACATCTCCAAACGAAAATGGAGTGTACGGACTTGGAATTAATTTCTGTTGTACTATGTTATCTAATTTTACTTTTGTATTCAAGGAATCTAAAGACACATAACCTTTTTTGACTAAATTATGCGTTTTTAAACTTTCAAACAGTTCTAATCTATGATGATGTGGTTTTCCGTTTAAATACATGTACGGTACTGATATGTTTTTAGAATTTATCTCTTTAAAATCAAAATACTTTTGAAAAAAATAAGCTATAAAATTAAATTTGTATTTGCTTTTAGGATATATTCCTAATTCTAATACTTCGTCGTAATGTGAGGAATAGCTTTCAGCAACCGGAGCATCTAAAAAACATATTTTTATTAATCGTTTATTTCTTGATTCTATAATGCGTTTGTTATTTTCAAACTCCTCAGGGTTAACAGTTAACCATTGTTCTCTAACTACTACTGTATCAATATTGTCGTCGAATGTAGATAGAAATCTATTAATAAATATCATTTCATCAGTATACCATTGAAAAGTATCGCCTGCTTCGAAATTTATTTTTATAATGCTCATAGTGTTATTTAATAAAAAAAGCACCTAATTTCTAGGTGCTTTTAATTTATATAACAGTGGAGGAAAGTGAGCTATAAGCCAAGCAACATGCAAAAAACAAAATGCAATCCACAATGTGCAACTGAATGTTTATTTCTAGCGAGCAATGTGCAGGCCTAATCAAAGGTGTTATAACGCTAGAGCACACAAACTGTGGAGGCTAGGCCGGAACCCAAACCATTGAACATGTTTCATACAAGAAACGGAAACTTATCCTCTTTGCTTTCCTCCTACCGGGTAGTTTGCGGGTTCTCTAAGAGTCTATCCCGCTTAACTACCAAAACTTAAATAATACCTGCTACATTAAGAATGTTAACAGTCTGTTCAGAGAGTTCAATCTCTGTTGCAACGTTTAACTCAAGCAAATGGTCTTGTAAAACAACCTTCTGCTTTTTAAGTGCAGCAAGTTTTGCTTTAAACTCAGCAACTTCTACTTCTGTAAAGATACTGGTGCGAACAGTGTCTTCGCGGCCGTAGTAGTCAGACTCTGAGCGTGACTTGATCTTCTCAAGTTTTCCAACAATTACATCAGTTTCAACAGCAGGTACAACTTTTGCAAGTTTGCTGTAGAAAGCAATTTCCTTGTCAACTAATGCAACATCGGCGAGCAAATCGTTAATACCCGATTTAGCATTTGCTTGGGCAACTTCGCGGCGAATTCTGTAAACACTAACCAGTAGTGCGTCGCGAGTCAAACACTGCGAAACAAAACGTTCTTTGGCTTCTGCAATCTTTGCAGTAGGTTTTTCAAATTCGTTAATTGCAACTTCTGTTGCTAGATCTAATCCTGCTAGTGCTTCAGTAATTGCAGTCTGTAGTGCGTTTGCCTTGCGTAGTGAAACTTTCATTATATTGCCTTTCTGTTTTTGTTAATAGCAATGTAGCTTAGAAATGATGCAAGGTCAATCTCTTTTTTAAACATCAGTCAAAAAAATAGCGCCCGGAGGCGCTATTTTTCTTTTTGTAACTACACTTAGCTATTAGCTGAAGCTTAGGTTTGCAGTTGTTACTGCTACTTTACCTAGGTAGTCTGCTGCGTTACCAAGCGACGAAGCAGTGTTAGTTAGTTCTACATAACCATAACGTGTCATGAAGCTAACAACTGGTTCGAATGTTGTTGGGTCTAGAACAACACCGCTGCTCATTAGCGGAATGTATGGGCAGTAGAACGCTGCTGCGTCTGACTCTGAAGTGCCCTTATAACCAACAAGAACGTCATCACCTGAAGCATATGTGTTAACATAAACTTTCATTGCACTGTTTAGAGTACCTACTAGCTTAGTGTTAGTTGGTGCTTCAAAAGTACCTTCAGTTGTACGAGCAAATGCTGAAGTAGTTGCTGACTGTAGTACAGTTAGAACAGTTGGCGAAACAACAGCCCAGTTACCAGCGCCACGACGTGTACGCTGTGCAATTAGGTTGCTTGTACGGTTGATTTGAACTGCAAGTGCAGCATGTTCGTCACCGACGAATGTAGCAGTACCACTTACGGCAGCTTGGTCGTAAGTTTGTGCAGTGCCTGCTAGAGAACTTAGGCTACTAAGAATCTCTTGGTCGATTTCAGCAGTGATTTCTTGTGCTAAAGCAGCCATGATTTCTGCTTCAACATCAATACCGTGCTGTGACTGAGCATCTTGAGCAGCTTCGAAAGTCCAGCGAGCTGATAGCTTGCGTGACTTAGCTTCGACAGTTTGCTTCAAGATTTGGATGCTTAGTCTGTTACCAGCTACACCTTCTAGAGCACCAGTTGCACTTGGTGCAGCTGATGAGCTTGGTGTACCTGAGTACGAAGCAGCAATATTGAATGGGCTTAGTGCTTCTGAACCAGCAGTTGCACCGTTGTTGCCGTCAGCATAACGCACACGTAGAGTGTGAATTTGGCCAACTGGACCAGTCATTGGTTGAACACCAACAAGTTCGTTTGCAATAACTGTTGGCATAACACGTCTAATTACTGGAAGAATTACACGGTTTAGGGTTGCGATATTACCAGCAGCAGAAGCACCGGAAGTTGCAGATTCAGCTAGATATCTACGAGTATTTTCTAGCGTTGTTGCCATAACGGATTTCTTGTTACCGTTTAGGCCTTCGAGAAGCGCACCTTTTGTCTCCTGCCAGCGACTTTCTAATAGTTCTGACATTTTAATCTCCTTATTTAATTCCAGCTAGACGCTTAATATCAACTACGTTGTTATCTACGTCTGCGTTACTATTATTATTTTGTGTACGGTTGCCTGTTATTTCTGTGCCTTCTTTTAAAACTGCCTTCTGCTTTGCTGGAGATTTACCTTCGACTACGGAAGGTAGGTACTTGTCAAACGCCGAACGTAACTTAGGAGTTTGTACTGATTCCAGTAAGTCCATCATAATACTTTGTTGATCTTTACCTAACGGTGCAGTCAACTCGTTTAGTACTTTTTGACGTTCAGCTGATTCAACCAAACGCTTTACTTCTACATCTTTTGATTCAGCAATTTGTGTTGCTTTTCTTGCAATCACTTTTGCTTCTGCTATTTGCTTGTCTTTTAACTCAAGTACTTTTAACAGTTTCTTTGTTTCAGACTTTTCATTTAGATGCGAATTTAAATATTCTGAAGCAAATGCTTCGAATAGTTTACGACCAAAGTCGTGTTGACGTGCAGTATCAATATCTTCTTTAAGTGCAGTAATTTCACTTTTAAGTGATTTACCAACCATTTCAGATACTAACTTTGCACTTCTATTGATAAAGTCAGCTTTGACCTTAGCAATGTGATCTTTTGCTTCACGTACTAGACGTACTTTTGTTTCAGCTAGATCTTGTTTATCTTCCTGGAACTCGGCAATTTCTTTTGCAAGTTGTTCGATTACAAATTCTTCAAGAGCAGAAAACTTTGATGCCATAGACTTTTGGTCTTCATGAAGTTCGGAAACTTCTTTAACTAAAGTTTCACTTACAAATCTTTTTAGTAGATTTGCATTTTCTTTCATAGCTATTGCATACTTTGCTTTTGCTTCTGCTAGTTGCTTGCGATCTTCTTGGAATTCAGTTACTTCTTCTACTAGCTTTTCGCTGATCATAGAATCAATAGCTTCGATCATAACACTTTTGTCATGCTCGTACTTTTGTGCAAATTCCTCACGAAGTTCGACAGTTACTTGTCTGCGATTTTCAGCAATTTTTGCTGTCCATGCTTCTTGTATCTCGGTCTTCAATGCTTCAGTAATTGCGTCACTCTCTAAAAGGGCTTTTAGTGCTTCCATAATTTTCTCCTTTTATTGGAGCCTGCTTATTATGTTTAATAAGCTCTCTGCAATGTATTTTTGTGCCTGTTTATCGCCTTGTACTTCTTTACTAGTTAAAATTGCCTTGTATCCACCTCGTGTGTTCATTAGGTGTTCATAAATTGGTGTAGGATAAGCACCTGGCGCACTAGGTTGTGCTACCACGTCTACAGTGATTATCTCAAAATCTGATACTTCACCAGAACCGCTTTCGCTAACGTTACCGCTACCTCTCGATGAGACACCTAGCTTTACGCCGCTTTCCAGCATTGTTCTGACTAGTTGTCCCATCGGTGTAGGTAGGATTTTTAATTTTCCGTAACCATTAGGTCCGTCCATCCACATTTCAGTAATCATGTGGCTGACGCGGTCCAAGTTTATATTAAGGCCTTCTGGATGATCTACTTCCCCGAGCACTGAGTATCCGCCTTGGATTTGTTCGCTGAGCGTGGTGACAGCCCTGCCAATCTCTCTAACGGGATAAACACGCTGATTTGCGTTGCGTACTCCGCCTTGAATGCAAATTCCTTTCATATAAAGGTTTTTGCCTTCATCAGCAGACTCAACGACTATCCTTGCTTGGTCGAAACTTAAATGTTCACGTAGGTAGTTCATCCGTTTTCCTTAACCTTAGCTGCCCATTATTGATTTAGAATTGGCGCCGTTGTCTCCCTTTGCAGGGGATTTTGCTGATGTCATTGATTTCCCAGCCTTACCGCCAGGAACGTTTACGTTACCAGCGTTATCTTCTTTAGTCGATGGGTTAGCTAAGCCGCCTTGTGTTCCGCCCTTCTCTGTTGAGAATGACTTAGCAATATTAGCAGTTGTTCCGCCCATGTCGTTCTTACCAGCTACTGCTGACTTGTTGTTAACTCCATTGTCGCCCATTTTTGCGCTTACTTTTTCTACGTATTCACGCATTTGTTCGGCTGCTGTTTGCTTGCCTTTTGACTTTTCTTTTTCTTTGTCTTTAGCTTCAAACGCTGGTGCAAATACTTCTTTGGTTTCTTCTTCGTCGTCGCCTTCGTCGTCCATGTCACCCATGTCGCCTTCGTCGTCGCCTTCGTCGTCGCCTTCTTCGTCACCCATTAGCTTTTCGAATTCTGCTCTTAGATCTTCTAGTGCGTCTTCTAGGTCTGCAACGCGGTCTTCTACATCACCTTCACCTTCGTCGCCCATGTCCATGTCGTCTTCGCCGCCCATGTCCATTCCCATGTCGCCCATCATGTCGTCAGTTGCATCGCCGCCCATTGCAGGTGCTTCAACTTCAAACTCGTCTAGGCCAAACATTTCTTCTAGATCTTCTTCGTCTGATTCTTCTAGTTCGTCTTCTTCTGACTCGTCTACTTCTTCATCAGTAGCTTCTTCTAGATCATCTTCTTCATCGTCTTCGTCTTCTGACTCGATTATGTTTTGATAAATTTCACGTGATTTTTCTACCACGATTTCATGGAATAGTTCTTCTGCTCCGGCGCGATCTTCGTTAATCAGACGCTCAAGCATTTCTTCAAACTTGCTGCGATCAGTCATTGTTATCTCCTTATTTAGTTGTCAAGGCTGTCAGTTATATTTACACTTTATTTTAAAAACCATGCTTAAATGGTTATATTTAAGCGTATTTTTAAAATTTTAAAGTAAATTAAATCTTTTCTTAAATAAATCTACTGTAATGTGTGTTAAATTTATCAATCCTGATAGGGTTTCTGGTACAAAACTGTTTTGATCTTCAACTACTCTTATATATTTTATAGTGTTGTGTTTCTTGATACATGTTGCAGTTTGTCTAGCCCAGTTTCCAAAGTATGTGGCTCTTTCGTTTTCTCGTTTGTAATTTTCTGTACCTGCATACACATTGTTTACCAACTCTTTTCTCAATCCAATACCTTCATAATCAAATCCCAAGATGTAGATTGTTTTGTATACATGCGTGCTTGCTAGCATTAATGCGCTAGGTCCGCTGCTCCATCCTAAGTTAGGATTGAACAAATTTAATCTTGGAACTTCTCTTGTGTATCTGTTTGGATTGGTCCAAACCTGATGATTCATTTGATAGCTTTTTCCAGAAATTTCTTTTATCATTTTTGTATCAACTGCAATCAAATGATCAGGGGAAAATTCTCTATACAGTCCATTGCATCCGTAGATTTTTCCATAAGGACGTAATTCTTTTACGTCAATGGGCTTTCTGCTTGTGCCATTGCCTAATACAAATGCAACAGACTCATCTCTGTTTATTTCTATCTGCGGATGGTATTCTTTTTCTATTGGCGTTGCAGAAACTGTTTTATTTTTTTCTTGGCGTTTTCTAATTTTACGTTGTTCTTTTGTTTCGCCAGGGATATGACTTTTAGGCAAGTGTTAATCCTTACACTTGATCTGCTGGTGCTTGTGCTGCAAGTCCATACATGGCTCTAATGTGAGATAAATCTTTGTCAGCTTCTTGTCTGTGCATGTCATCTGCACGTCTTGCTTTATTGATATCACGTAATGTTAATCTAGTTTTTCTAGTGTCGCCGATTTTAACTATAGATTCATCGTCCTGAGGTTCGTAACGATTATCCTCAGTTGGCTCTAAAGTTTTTCTGTCAAAGTAATAAAGCTCACGTAATATCATAATGTATTTATATCTCCGGTGCAGGTTGAGCAGCGGCGCCTGCGCCGCTTAATGGACTTTCCTCGCCAGTTGGTTCTTGAGGTGCTGTTTCTGTATCTTCGCCTTCTGCTGAAGCTAGATCGTTGCTTATGTCAGCACCAGTTATACCTGCATCACGCATTTGTACAGTTGGGTCTTGAGACGGTGTGCCAAATTCTTCATCGTTCTCTTCTTGCCATAGGCGCTCGTTTTCTGCAATTTCTTCTTTGCTCAGTCCTAAGAATCTTGCTAGGGCAAATCTATTTGAAATAAACGGTACCTGTTGCATTGCTGTAAATGTATTGATTCTGTTGCTGTCGAGTTCTGCTTGACGATAGCTTGCAAAGTTTTGCGGTGGTTGAAGTTTTAAGTCAAACATAGATACGTCTATGTTTACACCCTTTTCAACTAGATACAACTTAAACTCGTTGTTGAATATTTCAGCTATTAAACTTTGTAGTCTTTCGCAGTAATTGTTAAAACGCAATTCTTGAATGTACGCTGTGCCAACTCTACCATCATTGTAAGTTGAACTTGCATCATCTGCACCTGTTGGAAGATAAGAACTTGGAATTCTTAATCCACGTATCAACTTGTTTGTAAAATAACGCAAGTCATCTATTTCACCTAGGTTTGTACCACCGGGTAGTGTTTCAACCTTTGATCCTCTACCTTCTGCTGTTTGCGGGAAGAAGTAGTCTTCATTTATGCTAAGTGGGTTGTACGAGCTGTCTATAACATTTTGACCGCCACCTGTCTTACTAGGTATACGTCTCTGATGAATTTCGGTTTTTACACGTTCAACAAACTGCATAGCAAGGTGACTGGGCATGTTACCAACGTCAACATAAAACACTCTGCGTTCCGGTGCACGTTGCACACGATAGATGATGATAGCGTCTTCAAGTAATTCTTTTTGCTTGTACACTTTGAAGATAGTTTCAAGCAAACTGTTGCCAAACGGATAGTTGTTGTCCAATCCTTCGCTTAAACTTAAATGTACCATATGTTCTGCGTTAATAGCAGTTTCGTTTGTTTCATTCATAAATCTGCTGGTGTTGGGTCCAGGAGTTTGACCAGTCATATACTTTTGTTCAAGCGTTTGGTATCCAGGTTGATTGCCACCTGGTCCGTATGCGTTTGTTGTATTGATCTTTGTAGCACTCAACGCTTCAAATGAAATATTAATATCTTTGACAATGTATTGTTCTGGACGTTTGCCATCACTTTCGTTAACAATTATTTTTGTAACCTTGGCTGGATCAACGTGGAACCATTTTTTAGTTTCCGGATCTCTAATGAAAAATTGATCGCCATACTTGAAAGCGTTTCTAATAATTTTAAATATTCTAGTTTCAAACTGTTGTAGTTTTGACCACTGCTTTAAATATTGTCCTAGTATCTTAACTTCTGTGTTTGTTGCACTGTTGTTAAAATTAATTTTAAATGGTGTACCGTTTTCTTTGTTGGTTTGACTACAAAATTCAGCTAATATGTCCAGTGCAGCATTTACTTCACTGTCGTTGTCCATGGTATTGTACTGACCATAACGCTCAATACGGTTAGGAGATCCTACGTAAACGTCAGGCAAATGACTTGAGTAATTGGCAGCAGCAGGACCCATGCCCGAACCGCTTTTAAAACTAAATGGGCTATAGCTTCCACTGGCATTCATGCTAGTTGGTACAGGGGTGAAGTATTTTTTCCAACTCATGCTGGTGATCCTCTATAATAATCAAATCCTAGCGATTTAACATTTTTCATTGTTCTTGTTTGAACTCCTAGTGCAGAATCAAGCAATCCTGCTACTCTCATCATAGTATTATTTAACTGATCTAGCTTTTCGTTTGACATAGTCTGATTGCCCGTGCTATTGTATTTTGCAGTTTCTTCAGGACTTAACACACGTTCTCCTCTGTGAAGTTGAGCAACAGTGTCCTTGGGTTCAAACTTGAGTCCAGTTGTTCCTAGGGTTCCGATTGCTCTTTGTGGAGGGGTATCTATCATGCCGGCACCGAATGTAGATACTCCGTACCCACCGGGTCGAACTTCTTCAATATTATTTTGTAGTGCTTCAAATGATTTTAATATAGCTTCGTCACTACTAACCAATGCGTCAAGGTTGAATGTGTCCGAAAACCAATCAGTACTATACCCAGCAACCGATCCTAACCTACCTCCTAGACGTGTTAACATACTATCAGACTCCATAGCACGCTGGTTTGCCTGACTTCTAAGTGTTTGTATTAGATCTTGTCGTTCTTCGTTGGTAGCAGTTCCTGCTCGTAACTTTTCAATAAGTTCAGCAGTTGTGTTTTCTCCTAGATCTGTCCCGGCAGCACCTCCAAAGGTTTCGCGAACAGCGTTTGAAATAGTATCTATTAATCTGCTAAACATATTTTTCATGTCTGTAAAGAATTTGTCAATTACTGTCTGATTAGCTGGATCATTCCAGAAATCGCTAATTCCTTCAACAACTGTGCTAAATGCACTAGATATAGATTCTTTTATTGTTGTTAATATTGAACCTTCTTTAAACAAACTAGAAAACCCATCTGATATAGATTGTAGTAATCCGCCTGTACGAGTAGTTTCTTGACGATCACGTGTTTCTGTTTTTGTTCCGAGCAGCATATCCATAAACCAATTTTTTATATTAGTTCCTAGTTCGCCAACTTTTGTTTTAAAAAGTTCCATTGGATCGTCACTTAGTGCTAGTTCATTTGTAAAAGTTGTAAAATCCTTTACTAAAAGTGTAAGTATGCCATTCTCTCCAAATAAAGAATCGATAATTCCTTGAAATCCTGATGTTAGTTCCCCTGCGGTGCCACCTGTACCTGATTCACCGAATAAAGAATTAACTAGTGTTGTAATTGATTCTCCAAATGCTTTTAACGATTTTCCAAATGGTGCATTTTCTCCAAACAACTCGTCCATTAAAAATGTTTTTACATTGTTTAAAGCATTTTCAAATGCAACTAGTGTTGCTGTTATTCTATTCCATGCTTGTTGTTCTTCTAAGGCACGTTCACGATCCGCATCAGTCATTGATGCTAGTCCACCAAGAGCTGCACTTACGTCACCGCCTGCACGGAATATATCATTTGTTATGTTTTGATAGATACCTCCGTACTGTTTGTAATAATCTGCAGATTCTTGTGCAACTTTACGCATAAAATCTATTTGTTGAACAGGATCCATATTTTTAACATCTTGTGCCATTGCTGCAAAAGTTTCAGATGATTGATATAAACCTTTGGCAAAGTCGTTTGTAGGAGTGCCTTTAACCATTCCTAGTATTGCTTCTTTAAATCCGTCACTGTATTGTCCGGCTGTTGCTAATGCCTGACCAAAACTTTCAGCCTGGTCATCATTCATTTCTGCCATTGCTGATCTAATTCTTTGATCTTGTGTTTGTTGTGCAACAGATTCTGCAAGTTGTTTTCTGCTAATTCCTGTTAGTCTAGAAAGTTGATCTAATTCAATTCCAAACTGTGCCGCTGACGCTGCAACTTCTTTATCTGATCTTAATTCTCGTCCTTGTCTTCTAATACTAAATTCGGTATATTCTAGTAAAACGTCATTCATGTCAGACATAGTAAATCCAATTCTACTTAATCCAACACCAAAATCTTGTCTCAGTGTTTTACTAATTTGTCCAAACCTTTTAGCGCCATCACTAACTGTACCACCTAACATTCGTAGTCTTGTGCTGTTTTGAGATACAAGATCACTAAAATCTCCTAAACTCATACCAGTCATTGCGCTGGTTTTAATAAAATCAAACAGACTGTTGTTAAAACCAGCACCCACTGAACTTAATTCTCTGTAGGTATCAATTAAGTTGTCAGTGTACTTAACAAGACTGGTAATAGCACTGTCAGCACCAAACACTGCTCTACTAAAGTCCGAAAGTCTGTTGCCACCGAATAAGAATTCTTTTCCTAATCCAACTGCGGCACCGGCAGTACCAACAATGGCTTTTCCAAGTATACCTTGTTCTTTGGTTGAAGTTTTTATTTCTCTTGTATTTGAAGCCCTGGCTAGACCTTCCAGTCGCAGTCCGCGATCTCTAGCAGTGTCACCTTTGCTTAATGCGGAAACCAATGCTGCAAGCGTAGCTTCACTGGCAACACCTTTTGGACCACCTACATTGGAAATTTCTACTTCATCTACCATTTGCTAACCTAAATTAAATACGTACATAATTATATCGCATATATACTACATAGTATTTATCCGGAGAAAAAATACATGAACCTGTCCGCATCTAGCAATCCGTTAGCAAAGCATTTTAGACAACCTAAACTATATGTTACATTGCCTAGTAAAGGATATTTTTATCCCAAAGGCTCGCTTGAAACAACAGAAACAGGAGAAATACCTGTGTTGGCCATGACTGCCAAGGATGAATTGCGTTTTAAAACACCTGATGCACTGTTAAACGGACAATCAACTGTTGATGTAATACAAAGTTGCATTCCTAATATTAAAAATGCGTGGAACGTACCCAGCATCGACGTAGATTATATCTTAATCGCTATAAGAATTGCAACCTATGGTGAGAAGATGTCTATTACCACTACACTGCCCAACACAGACATTGAACGCTCGTATGATGTTGACCTAAGAATACTGTTGGATCAAATTTCTTCAAATGAATATGAAAACATAGTGTCCTACCGTGATTGGAAATTTGAAATTGCACCTACAAATTATAAAAACTTTACTGAAAGTGCAATGAAAACCTTTGAAGAGCAACGAATATTAAAGCTACTAGACGACGACAAGATGTCAGAAGTTGAAAAAATTCAACGCTTCAATGAAAGTTTTACTAGATTAACTGACTTGAACATAGGACTAATGGCAC